GTCAAAGTAATGGTCTAGCTGCTAAGTGGACTCCACGTAAGGGCGTGATCGCGGCTGAGATTCGTGACTTCTTCGGTATGACTCCAAAGCAATATCGTAAGACTCTTGTTGGTATGACTACTGTCGTTGAAACACAAATGTGTGCAAATGACTGGGATAACATCAACTACAGTCACGTTCCAAGTGTAGCGCATAGTCGTTACAAGAAGGCTTTCGGTCGTCATGGTACAACTTATGCTGAGTACATCAACAAGTTGGTCAAGGGCGAGGCAGGTGTGAAGATCAATGCTAACGCAATCTTCCCGCACGATGTGTTGAAGGGCCGTATCAGCGGCTACGGTTCAGCATTAACTTGGTCTAAGACCGAGTTGGATGCTATCGAGGCACAATGGAATGCATTGCCTAACTATGTCGGTGACTCAAGCGTGTTGCCTCTAGTTGACGTTAGTGGCTCTATGACTTGCAAGGCAGGTCAAAAGGGTGATACAACTTGTTTGGAAATTGCAGTCTCATTGGGATTGTATTTTGCTGATAAGAACAAGGGCAAGTTCAAGGACTGCTTCTTGACTTTCAGCGACAAGCCAAAGTTGTTGAACCTCAAGGGGTCTATCAACAAGAAGATTGATCAAATGGTCAGTTCTGATTGGGGCATGAGTACAAACCTACATGGTGCGTTCACTCAAATCCTTGACACTGCTGTTAAGAACAAGGTCTCACAAGCAGAAATGCCAGAGACACTGATGATTTTCAGCGACATGCAATTTAACGCTTGCGTTAAGTATGATGACAGTGCGATGGAAATGATTGCTCGTAAGTATGCCGAAGCAGGTTACGATTTGCCTAAGGTAGTTTTCTGGAACTTGAATAGTAGCGGAAACGCTCCAGTCAAGTTCGACAAGGGTGGTACCGCTCTTGTGTCAGGATTCAGTCCAGCAATCGCTGCAAGCGTATTGGGTGCAGACCCAGATGCATTTAGCCCAGAGGCTATCATGCTCAAGGCTGTGATGAAGGAACGCTACGATTTGATGTAACAGTCAATGATTCAAACAATGCCCGGTTCGTCCGGGCATTGCCATATCTTGACAAATAATGGTGAAGGTGATATAATATGTCTATGCGTAAATTAAGTGAGAACGGAAAAGTAGCAGTATTATACAGCCCTGACTTTGGTGCAGGATGGTACACATGGAATCAAGACCATCCAGAGATATTGTTCGACCCTGCAATGGTAAAACTTGTAGAGAAAGGACAGTATGATGAGTTGGCTACTTATGTAGAATTGAAGTATCCTGGTATATACACAGGTGGTATGAGTAATTTACAAGTAGAATGGATAGAAGAAGGTAAAAAATTCCGTGTAGTAGAATACGACGGTGATGAAAGTATACAAGTAGAAGATGACATAGATTGGATGATAGCATAGTGTATAAAGTAAAGACAAAAGAACAAGAACAAGAATTTGTATCATTAGATTTGGCTATGGAGCATGCCAAACTAATCAATGAGTTCGTCACCATCAGTGGTGGCGAGTTTGAGATTGTAGGACGATTCGGTGTTGATAGTGTAGTTGATGGCAAGACTCCTGATGGAGTAGCATACACTTGGAACAAGACTAGCCGAATCGGCCGAGTAAAAAGGAACTAGTATATGGCTAATAAAAAACAAGGTAATCTGACAGGTCCACCACAGTGGTGGAAACACTTGAAAGATTGGAAGCGAGTGTTTTGGAAAACAGAACGACAAGCACAAAAGAAAGATATCTCTAAAAGGGAAAAGGAATAGTATGCCAGCAGTATTTTTAGTATCGGACACACACTTTGGTCATGCTGGAGTGTGTAAGTTCACAGAATCAGATGGAGTGACAAAGATTCGCCCATGGACTGATCCAGCAGAAATGGATGAGGAAATGGTCAAGCGTTGGAACGAAACTGTCAAGCCGACTGATAAAGTCTATCACTTAGGTGATGTGGTCATCAACAAAAAAGCATTACCGACAATGGCTCGCTTGAACGGTGATAAAGTATTGATCCGCGGTAACCACGATATCTTCCCTGACAGTGAATATCGTAAGTACTTCCGTGAATTACGTGCATATCATGTTATGAACGGAATGATCTTAAGTCATATCCCAATTCATACAGAATCGTTAGGTCGCTTTGGTGTCAACATTCACGGACACTTACATTCAGCTAGAGTTATGAAGTCTGGAAGTGCAGTGGGTGAATATGTTAAACAAGTGATCGACCCGCGCTATCATTGCGTATGTGTTGAGCAAACTGACTTTAAGCCTATCTTATTTGAAGATGTTATCAAACGAATCACAGAAGAAGGCGGTAGTGTTGGATTTCGTAATGGTAATGGGCCAACGATGTAAGTGTCGCTAAAGAAGATAGGACCTTAGGGTCCTATTTTTGTGGGTAAAATTTCTGTTTTTATAATATACGCATAAATAACATTATCATGTTCCAATTCATCACAGACCTTTCACACACCTTATTAAGTTTTATCAAAGACGATCCCGTTCGTCCTGAGATACCTACAGATTTTAGAGTAAGCGACGGCCGTGTTGTTGCTGCATTAACTGATGAAGAACAACAACCGGAAGCGATGGTATGTGTTAGCTTCCATGACTTTGTTCCTGAAGGCATTGAAGATTTGAAGAAAACTGCTCAAGTGCCCACAACGGCAATATTCTATACTATATGGAGTTACAAAAGCGGTAAAGGTGCTGAGTTATTGATTCAAGCAGTAAAAGGGATACAGGAGAAATATCCTAGCGTTACAAGATTTGTGACACTAAGCCCTAAGACTAACTTAGCCCGCAGATTTCATCTAAAGAACGGGGCTATCGTTTTCAGGGAAAACATAGATACCACCAATTACGAATATCTGACTGAGATTCCACCAACTATTAGTTGACAAGTATAGTTGCAACTACTATAGTTGCAAAAATTGATGGTATTTAATCCTTGACATTTAATGGAATAGGGTGTATAATACATCTATGAACAGTCAGAAAGCACCCCGTAAGCGTAGAACAGATCGTAATCAGGTCCTGTACTACATCCAAGATGTAGCTACACAGGAAACTTATATCGGTCTTACTGCACTATCATACAAAGGTAATGCGTTTCTTACACTACGCCGTCGTATGCAAAAGCATATGCAACGGGCCTTGACTGAGAACAAGAATTGGGGCCTGTCTCGTGCATTGCGTGAACGCGGTGCCGAGCGTTTTGTATTCGGTGTTGTTGAGATTGTACGCGGTAAGCGTCCTGCTCATGCCCGCGAGACAGAATTGATTAACACATTGCAACCAGAATTGAACACTTTCGGAGTTAAGTATTTTGACTATTAATGACGCATACAAATATGCTATGCTTATTCGTAAGCAGGCAAAATTATATTCTAACATTCGTTTTGCCGAAGTAGAGGCAAAGATGAAAGCAGAAGGACATCCTGAGGCTGATATCAAGTTAGTTAAGGATTGGATCAATCACTTTGCTAGCGGTAGGGCAAAACCAAAATGGGTAGCACAATGAGCAAAGAAATCACAGTGGCGATGCTGGACCAAACCATTCAATGGTGCAAGCAAAATGCATTCTGGGGCCGGGGTAGTGCTATACCTCGTATGCTAGACTTCTACTTTGAAAAGACTCGAACCAGTACAAAAGAAGATTGGCCTGAAACATTCTCATTTCAGGACCTGACCAAAGCACTGGGCGAGGACCCAGTTCGGTATAGGATTTACTACAGCCGAGATAATCTTACTCTACGGCTGTTTATATTCCGTCCTCGCTGCACCTGGAACGAACAGAAAATCATGTTGGACTTGGGGTTTGTTGTTGCACAGGATGGTGATACAGAAAACATCCCCGACCAACTGATAGAGGAAGTTGAACAATGATCGACTACAAGTTTATTGGTTGGAACAACAAGGATGGTTCAGACAAAGTGTGGGGTGCTATCTACATGGAAGATAGAACTAATATCCGTCCTAAGGTATTGATTTTCTGGGGACGCCGCGGTAAGAAACTGCAAACCAAAATGGATCGAGAAGGTTGGGATTTAGATAAACTGGTTCGTGAAAAACAAAATAAAGGTTATCAAACAGTTTATGACTATGAACTGAAATCAGTCTACCCAGAATTTGAAAGTGATCTAGAAAAGACCACAATGTGGGCACTACTTAAACTATGAACGAAAAGACTAATACTTGGCGTGCATTACAAGAACTGCCACCTGCGGTTACAAGTTTTTGGTGTAGGTTTAATCTACATTCTTGGACTAAGTGGAGCGAACCAATATCACCGGGACATTCGGCGTTCACTAGACAACATCGGTACTGTATCCATTGCAATACCCAAGACCGTAAAAAGTGGAACACTAATTAAAATATGAAAACCAAAGAACAAACTATTACCGATATGTGCTATTCTTATAGACATGATTATGGGTTACGCAAAGATCCTATCGATGACCCATCTTGGACAGCAGGCATGACAGAACAGGATGCCAAAATGCTTTACAAAACGATGGAACAGATATATAATAACAATATCGAACCTCTTATTGAATATTACAAAGGAAAAGAAAATGCAACTAAGTGAAGTTAACAACATATTTCAACATAAAATCACTAGTGGTAGTGACTATGGTTGGGACTGTTATGGCGCCAACACATGGTCTATCGATTACACTAGCAAATACGCATTTGGTTATGTAATCTTTGATACAGTGACTCAAAGAGTGTATGAAGTGAATGTCACTCCGGCTTTTGGTGCTTGGGGTACAGTTGAACATGAACCTAAACCCTATCGTTATATTGATCCAGAATATCGTCTATCACATTATACTGAGGCAAAGGATCGTCATGTTGACACTGACCAAGCATGGGATGATGTAAAGTGGGTTGATCTGGAAACAGAAGAAGATTTCATCGAAAAGGCAACTAAGATGTTCAATGGTGAAGGTTTTGATACTCGTATTCAAGTGCCCGTCGAACTAGATGATGATACACTATTGAAGCTGACTATGGAAGCGCATAAACGTGATATCACATTGAACAAACTGATTGAGGAAATACTACGTGAATTGATTGTCAACGGTCCGGTAGCTTAACTCGTTATATAGGAGAATATTATGAAAAAACTTTCTGTAGTAATCGTATCATTGGCATTAAGTGTGAATTCATTCGCCGGTGGCAAAGATGATTGGGTAGCACCATTCATTGTAGGTGGAATAGTTGGGGCAGTTGTTGTCAACAACATGAAACAACAAGAACGACCTGTCAACATAATTCGTGTTGAGCCAGGATTTGATTGTCGCAGAGGTGTAGATTATCCTCACCCTGCTTGTTATAATCGCCGTGAATTAAGGGAAGCACAGCCAGTGGCAAGTTATGGTGCTGCTCCGGTATATTTTAATTCATTTCCTTCAGGTACACCGCCGCGTGGTTATCATTTTGAACAAGTTTATTTTGATAACTGCAATTGTTTAAAATGGACTTTGGCACAAGACTAATAAGATGACTGTACAACAAAGGATTTTTGTGTTAACATTACAACTACGGATTTCATATTTTGTGTCATCAATTAAATCATTTTGGCGTTCACTATATACAAACAGTCTATGGTCGTTTCTAGTGTTTCAAGGATCATTAGTTTTAGCTAGTTTATTTGGTATCGGTTTATTAGTAAGTAACATTTTTAATTAGGAATAATATGAGTAAAAAGAAAAATCTGCAATCAAAAATTGAGCCTAGTAATCTTGAATCAAATTGGGTCAAGACAGGTGATAATTCTTGGATTGCAACATTACAGGAAGATCCAGAGACTGGTGAAATGATCTTACCATTGCCAGATGATTTAATGGAATCACAAGGATTTGAGGTCGGTGATGTATTGAAATGGAAAGATAATAAAGACGGATCATTTAGTCTTACTAAGAAAGTATCTGAGGAGACTGAGTGGGTATTGGTAGAATGCATCAGCACATTCCGTCAACGCTATATGGTTGAAGTGCCTAAAGGTAAAACTCTATGGGCATTGGATACTGTAACAATGGAAGAAGCCAAAGAGTTCAGCCAAGAGCATATTGGCGAACAGATCATCAGTCACCGTACTGTAAGTAAGAAGGAAGCA